TCCTTTTATTAACCTTTAGTGCTTCGTAATGCTACGCACCAGCTATCATCAAGGATCACTGACCCTAAACGACCTTTCCAGCCCATAGTTTGTCTTTGGTTCAACGGATCCTGACCAGCTCCTAGGGGCTTAATGATCATTTCCATCGATTGATCATCAATAGAAATACGGCCGTAGGCGTTAGCAGCAAACAATAGGTTGTAATAAATAGCAGGAGATACAGACGTGTCTTTATATCCTTCAGATGTTTTGACAATGCGAACTTCATCACATGATCCAAATTCAGCTTCAAGCACAGACTGTTGACGTGGGTAGTCAGCAGTAGGAAGAAAGTTAGATAGGTTTTTAAAGTCTGAACGTAGATCGGTTGAAATAATCATCCAGTAAGCTGCCCATACAGGAGCTGTACCGAAGGCGTTTGTACCTTCTTGGTTAGGAGACAACTTCTTACCGTTGTTACCTTCTAAGTAATCAACAGCTAACTCTAAGTCAGTAGTTGTAACTTCAGTGATCGCATTTCCGTTAACGCCGTTTAGGCAGTCAATCTGAGCTGCTGTTGCAACAAGCATGTTACGTACGATTTTATCGTATGTAGACGCCATATTCTGCGCGAGCATGTCGGCGACTTCGTTAGCTGTTTGATCCTGCACAGTAACAATAACGTCATCAGAAAGTTCGACGACTTTTCCGTACTGCTGAACAACTGCTGTAATATCAAATTTAGTTACCTGCTCAGTAGCTGGAGTAACCCCTTCGACTAGCGGCGTTAAAGCGTCAGACAAGTTGTCAAATCGACGGAAAATAGCCGTCTTACTGTTCTTCTGAGGAATTCTTCGCTCTTGAGCAAAGTATCCATAGACGTAATACGGCTGATGCCGATCAAGCAAAATGTTATCAAAGAACAAGTTAACCTCTGGGTCAACTTGGACTGTTGTAGTCGTTCCAGTAGCCATTTTAATCTCCAAGTCAAAATATTTATTGACGCCAGAGACAAAATTTTTTTACGTCTTTGTCTCTAGGCTTCGCCTCGGAGGACCTTTTGACGGTAATCACGGAACTCTTTTTTACCTTGTATGCTCCTAAGATATTCGACGCCTTCTGGCCTTGCAGACTTTCCGACTTCCGAAGGAGATCTTGGCTTCTGAGCGTTTTCTATAATCCTACGACCATCGTTACTGTTTGACTGTCTGACCAATGGCTTCTCTTCCACCAGGTGCATATAGTCTTGAACAATTTCATACGCTCGCGCGTAGCGGTTCTGAGCTGTGTCTACCGAACTGGCCAACCAAGGCTTTTTTTCTAAAATCGGTTTCAAATACTTATTTATTTTTTGAACAGCCTCAGGATTCATATCTTGATAGAGAGTTTCTAGGATATCCCGCTTAGTGTGAGCTGTACTCTGAGCAAGATGCTGTCTCTCTACGAGAGCGTTAGGATCTTCCTCTTCTTCCTTTTCACCTGGAGCGTTCATCTTATTTAGATATTGTTGGTAAGCCTGCTGCGCTGCTTCAGCTTTTAAAGCGCGCGTTTCTGCTTCCTGCAATTTCTTCCTAGTCGCTAACATCGCAGAAAGAGGGACCATCTTCTGGCCATCTTGTTGATCTTCCTGGGGATCACCATTCTGTTGCTCGGAGACAGCAACTTCTTGGTCGTGTTCCTCTACATGTTCTTCTTCACTCATATTCAACTCCCGTTTGTTACGCCCGTACTCCGGCGGCGAGTTTCGCCCATTTAGCTGGCGACGCTGATAGTCTTATTAATACTTGGCATGGACAGTTTGTTATTTGAATGCATCACCCAAATTAAACTTCTGGTTCCTGAAATGTTGTCTATCTCGTACAAATAGGCTTCCTTTTGAACGTCCGGCTGAGCATCATAAGCCTTTAAAAAAGGACGAATGGTTGTCTTACCGTTCTTTCTCTTTGCGTCAACCTTTCCGAGAATCCAATATTTCTTCTTATGGCTATTTTCTCTTACAATCTTATCCATAAGATTCATGTGACGGTCCGCCAATCGCTGACGTGCAGCTATGTGGATTTCACCAATAGAGGGTTCTACAGATTGAGTTGCATCTAGCATGGCATTCCTCGAAGATTTTCTTTCTTAGCTTGCTCATCTTTAGCGCGCATTGCTTTCATACGGTCTGCATTTCCATAGCCAGCGCCAATTTCAGAACCTTTTTTAGGGGTAGAAAGAGGATTTGTCTTATGGGAATAAAGACCTCTAGCCATGCTTCCTGCATTTCCTGTTGGCGGTTTGTAACCAGGATTCTCCTGTCCACCATAGGTATTCATGTGAGGCATCATCTTGTTAGAAGATGCAACGCCTTTTAGTTTAGCCATATCAAACTCCTGTAGTTATAGGGCTTTGGGTTCTCTGAGCATCATTCGTCAACTGTCTTTCAAACTTCTGCTCTTGTGTTTTGCTGATGTCAGCAGCTAAAGCCATAACATCCAACAAGCGTTTTCGATCCATATCTTGGATCTCTTTGACAGTCTTAGCGTTATCAAGAAGAGCTTTGGCATAATTCTGTTCTGCTTCTGAAGATCTTTCTCGTGCCAGGCCAATATCAGATAGAACTCTAGCTCTACGCTCTTCAGCAAGTGCTGTGTTTTGATCGATTTGGGAGAGTTCAAGTGCTTTCTGAATCTGTTCAGCTTCATCCAATTTCTGTTGTTGAGCTTGCTGTTGCTCTGCACGCTGAGCCATCTTCTCAAGCATCTCAGTTTTACCTTGTAGAGGTGCAGCTTCAAGAATGTCTTCCCATGGGATTGGAGCGCCTAGAGATATAAGTTGAAGCAGTTGATAGTAGTAAGCTTCTCTTTGAGTTGCGGTCTTGACGGCTTGTTTTATAGCGCAGTCATATTCTGAAAACTGACCGGAGAAAAACTCTTCTGTAGGTTCTTTTCCTGTGATTCGGAAGATTTTACCAGGTTGATAATTCTTCTGTATGGCTTCCAGAACCAACATTCCCACGTATTTTTTAGTTTGTTCCAGATTATCAAAGATACCTCGGTTACCCTTAAGACCGTTTGATGACCTAACTTCTGCGAGCTTTCCAGAAACCTGACTATCACCGGTTGAGCTGAGTCCAAGAAGTTCATCTGAAGCTCCTGGAATTTCCATGATGTTCTTGTCGATGATGTCTTGGTATTGGAGGTATCCTGGCGGTATATTCGGTGGTGAAATCTCTCTAACGTCGGCGTTGACGTCGTACCCATCGTTGACCACGATTTGTCTTCCCTGACCAGCTTGCATGAGCATTGTTGGGTCCAGTACGGCTCCATTTTTAGTAATCCACCCTGTATTGATTATTGATTCCATTAAGTCGATGATTTGGCTGTGACGGCGGTTGTACTGTCGTTGCGCATCTCGAATTGATCTCACAAGGCCTTGAATCTTAAGCTCATATGTATCTATGAGTGGCTCGTGATATAAGATAACAGGCATAAAAGGGAACGTATCCAATCCTGTAGGATCTGGACCTGAATAAAGGAGTCTTCCACCAACAATGATGTTAAGCTCCACACTTCTCTTATGAGAGGTGATCAGCTTAACTTGCGGAGTATGAATAAGTGTTTTCTTGAGTTCTTTTTCTTCTGCTCTGGTGCCGAACCATTCTTCTGACACGCCAGTCTCTTCGTCGACTAAGTATTTTTGAGCTTTATTAACTCTCTTCCAGTATTGATCATAAGTAACTAGATTAGCTGCGATATAAGTAGAATTATACTGTCTATAGATGCCTAGATATTGATATTTATTATCTCTAATTCCAGTTGGTATACTATCAATTTCCTCGGGATCAACCCAAGGTAGCATAGCTTTTACTTGTTCTTTTGAGAGAAGATCTCTAGTTGAGGCTTGATCGCAATCTGAAAGATCTCGCTTGGTGAAATATGGATCAAGCATAAGTGCATTGAACGGCTTCCAGTAGAACTTGATATCCCCATTGACTTTATCTTTGGAATAATCCATGTAGATCCCGACAATGGCGAGTCCAGTTTTAAGCGCGTGCTCAAAAGCTTCGGAGAAGATATAGTCTGCATTACCCTTATCATAGACATAATACATAACGTTTGAGAAGAGATCAGCTGTAACCTCATCGCTACCCTCAACAGGAGCTGTAACCGTTTGTGTTCTATTTTCTCGCTCGTAGCCCGAATAGAGGTTAACCACTCGTCGTATTTTGTTAAGTTCAAGAACCATGCGATTCTGTCTTTCAAGTTTTGTTCTCTCAAGATTTGTCCAGTTATCCCCTGCATATGCCCTCAAATCGCGGTAAGCCTGGGCATAATAAACTCCCCAAGTACGGTAAGCATCAAAGAAAAACTGCTGCCATTGGAAAACTTTATCATTATGGTCTACAGTGTAGGCGCTTGTACCATCTGTTTGAGCTGAATACATTATAGTTCGTCCTGTAATCTTACCTTTATAGACATACTGAAAACTAAAGATTTTCCATTATAGGGCTCTGTTACCACAGATCCAAGCGTCCACTCACCCTCCGGATGTTGAACTTCTTTTATCTTGCTTTCATCCATAAGGGATAGCTCCATCTTTAATAATTCTATTTGGATAAGTTTGTTTACTATCCTATTAGTAAGATCTAAAAGCTTTTGTTCTGAAGGATCGCGTTCGGCAGTCATTTATAGTTTATCCTGTAGAGTTACATCGATAGTTATTTTAGACACTAGAAACTGCCCTGAAAAATTTTCAACTTGGACATCTCCAATCAGTAGACCGCCTTTTTCATGTATCCCCTTTTCTATTTTATCCCCGTCTTGGATACTCTTCCTGACCTTTAGTAGGTGAAGATTGACGAATGATTTTATCATCCTTTCGTAAGATTCCATTCTTAAGGAATTTTCTATGGACTCATCTTCTACAGCCATTCTTTCCTCATTCTATTCCATTCTTCTGCTGACATTCCTGAACCGCCGACTAACCTTTGGATCGACTCCGCACCGTAAATAAGCGCTTTCGAACCGTGGGACGCCCAGTCGTGGTAGCTCCTTTCCCTGTAGCAACCAAGTTTTTCATTCCACTCTTTTCGGAAGTTTTCGATGGCTTTAAGACCTTTTTCGCATTTAGAGTAGTCAAAGAAGAAGCGGGGTAGCATATTACGCAGACATTCGATACCGAAAATCTCGTTGGACTGCCTAGGCACGATGTCGACCTTAAGTCCTTGGTCTCTTGCAATGTCGGCAAAGGATTTACCTGAGCCTTTTTCTCTTGCGGCGGCATCGTGAGGCAAGAAGTGCTTTTCATAAATATATGGCTTTGACTTAAGCCATCTGACGTAGTGGGAGAGCGCTTCGTCGCTGTTTTCGTAGTAATCAATGCAATGAATTTCTTTACCAACGAGCTGCCATACCCAAATAGCACACGAATCCCCAATCCCAATGTCCCAACTTGTATATGTCTTCGCATGCTCTTCGTAAGGGAGATAACAGATTCTTTTATCGTGTCTAGCTTGAGATATTTGTTTAGCAAAATAGAACCCTTCATTTGCAGATTCGAACGCTTCTTCTGGCGTAGAAGGGTATTCCCGCTTCATGTATTCGCCTTGAGTCTGCATCTTCTTAATGTACCACGCTTTTTGCTCAGAAGTTAAAATAATATCTTTACACTCTAAGTCTTTAAAATACTTCTCCATGTCTTTATTTATCAAGACATTTTTTGAATCCACAACATAATCAGGATGTTGCCACCAAGGGAAGAACCAAAGCTTCCAATCTAGCTGCCCTGGAGGAGTTCCAGCGTCTTGCAAAGCCTGTGCTTCTTTACATAAATTATAGAAGTGACCCTCCCTTCCGCGAGCCGTCGATTCAATGCAAACAAATTGCCCAGCCTGTACAGCGTTAAGAGCTCCAGAGACAATTTCGTTGGCTTTTGATGGATTTTCTTGACAGATCTTAGCAAACTCAGTGATGTGCAGAAGTTGAAGCGTGCCTCCGCGTAGAGACGTCGCAACTCTAAATACCGAACCGTTTGAAAACCGCATTTCATGAACGTTATCTCGCTGCGCCGGGCAGAAGTCTCTAACGAATTGAGGGAGATTGTCATAGGCAAACTTCACTTTATCGATGAATATTTCACGCGCAATTGGCTTACTATCCGCAACGATCGCGCAGTTAACATTACGGTTGAATAGACAGGTGTCTAAGAAGAGAATAGCGTGGTAGGTTGTAATACCAAGCTGACGAGCTTTTAAGATAATATTTAGATAATGAGGCTTCTTTAGTACATCTTGAGCCCAATTGGGTTCAAAATTCACAATCATTCCCTGCTTATCTTTGATTTTATATAAATTTCTAAGCCGCCAGTCCTGGTTACCTAATATTCTGATGGCTTCATTCTCGTCTATCGTCACTCAGCAACCCTTTATGTATAATATAATATTTAATACCACATTAAACAAAATATTTTAAACATAATTTTTCGTTGATATATAAACAAGTCTTTGATAGGTTAAAGAACCAGGAGGTACGAATGAAGATTAAAGTAGAGCGCGAGAGCACACCTGAAGGGGATTTAGTGTTCACTGTAAGAGTGAGTGACCCTCATGTAGTTGAAATTACTAGTTATGAAAAAAAAATAATTCACATATTAGAAGAATGCCTATCAACGCTTGATTCTGAGATTCATGACAGCGCTGAGAAGGTTAAAGAAGATGTTCAAAGCAGCTTAAACGGAATTAAACACCAGGTCTTCTGTAGAATGATAGAGAGGCTTAAGTTTAATGTTGAGAATGATTTTAGACCTAAATTCAAGCCTATTTGTCAGGAGATCTACAACTGGCTATACGACTACCAGACGGGTGAAACTAGGCAGTGGATGCAAGAATTTGATCCTCAAAGAACTAAATATTACTTTGACAACGACATAAATACTCACACTTGCCCTGGAACCCAAGAGAGCGAGCATGACGAGGATGAAGATTAATGCCGTGCAGATGGAGAGCTATGAACCCTTTATCCATAGAAGAAAGATTAAAGGTTAAAGAGGGTTTAGACCTCGACTTGTCATATGGAGCTCTAGCTGCATATGTAGGAAGGTGTAAATCTGTAGTGATGAGAGAGTCTAAGCGTTTAGGGGACATTAGAAAGTACGACGCCTATAAAGCTCAAGAAGACTTTGAGGCAAAACAAAAGCTAATTGGGATAAAGAAGCTAGATGGGAAAAAGAAGAACAATAGAAAAAGAGATCAATGATTTTCTAGAAGACTGGGACATACGCTATTTGACTGTTTTTCTAAAGGATGTGATTCCATTACTAGAGCTTTATGATATAGAAAAAGAAGATGACTGGGTGAAAAATGAAGTTGGTGGCGATGAGATGCACGTTTTGACAGTACGTTTAGTTCGAACCGTCTACCTTGTCTCTCGTATTGCTGAATTTCATGCAGGTAAACTATCAAGCATAAAAGTTAACTTTAATAATCTATGGAAGCGGATGGAAAAAGAAGTGGACACGCCTACCATTACTAATGAAAACCTACAGAAAGCTATCTTATGATAATAGATTGTATAGGTGACCGGACTAAGAAGCTGCCGACTAAGATTTTTCATTACTCTAAAGATAAGATAAAGTCTCTGAAGAAGGATTTTAACGCATCTATTAACGATGAATACTCAGTGAAACCTTGCGGATTATGGGTCAGCATCGAAGATGATGATGAGGATATTTCCTGGTTTCAATGGTGCAAGAATGAAGAATTTAGATTAGAAAACCTAAAATACAAATATACAGTTAATATTTCTAGTAAAGCCAACATACTACACTTAAAAACTCCTGAGGAGATAGACGAATTTACAAATAACTACGTTCTAGAAGATTTCTTTAATACTACCCTCTTAAACAGCTTGTACATCAACTGGAAGAAAGTAAAGGAAGAATATGACGGAATTATTATTTCCCCCTATCAGTGGGGTTGTAGATTTAGACTTAATACTACATGGTATTATCCATGGGACTGTTCTAGCGGTTGTATCTGGAATACTGATAAAATCTCCATAAAACTACATTCTATTA